TCAGACCTTATAACAATCGGATTCCTTTACCTTACCCACTATTACAGATCCGTTTCCAAAGACTACCTTTTTATCTTTAATGCTATGGATAATGTATGTCGTCTTATATACGAAAGATGCATATTTTCCTTTCGTATTCAAATCCTTTGCCCCAGCCTTGATACGGATTCTGTCACCCTTCTTCAAAGTTGTGCTTTTCTTTGTGGCGGTCGTACTCTTTTTAGCAACCGGTTTATCAAAGAGTGCTTTCTCTGCCTGTCTACGTCTAATAAGTCCTGCCAATGTCTTACCTGCAGCCTTATCATACGCAAGAATCTTCTCGCTGATCTGCTTCTTCGTTCTGGTACCGTTAGCTGTAAGCTGCGTAATCGAACCAATATTATATGCAAAGCTTACTAACGCATCAAACTCATTCTGATTCCAGTTATATTTCTTGTCATAAGACATTACATGCTTCTCAAACTTAGCAAGATCTGATTTAAGATATGATTCTGCTTTCGCCTGCGTGATCTTCTGGCCAGACTTTACATTACCGGTATGACCGTAACCAATCGTCCATACTCCTGCCGGGCATTTGTATGCAGTAAGTCGACATCCCTCAAATGACTTAATGAGATTTAATCCTGTTGTGCTTATCTTCATATGCATTTCCCTCCGTTTCAAATTCATCACTATCTGGAAGTTCATCTGTGTATTTACTAAGAAATGTCTTAAGGTACAACCATACTTTCTTCACCGGAAGCCCACACAGTACCATATTCTTAATGATGCTAACTGCTTCATACGCAATGAATAGCAGTGCAAAGAACTCCGTCATGCCGATACTCTGTACTTTCAGATATTCCCGGATTTCTTGCGGAATGAATCCGATCAAATTAATTCTCACTATGTAATCCACGAATACGAAGAACAGAATGGCTGCTACCATACTTGCTTTCCGGATGGCTCCATCAATGCCAAAATTTGAATTGAACCTATGCTCCTTGATTGCACGGAAACACCCGAATAAGGTATCTCCTACAATTGCCAATAAAACGAGCATAATAAACTTGTTACTTGCCGCCGAAGCGAAGATAATTTGTAATTTAACCATGATATTCTCTCCTTTACATAAACATTACTTTGTCTTCCAAAATCTTAATTTTCATTTCTTGGTTAATAAGTTGCATGTGCTGATCCTGAATAAGCTTCAGCATTGCCGGGATAAGATATTGTTCGTTCCAAGCATTTACTACAACTTTTCCGTCTTTGTCAATTTCATAGTCTGCTGCTATTGGATACTTTTCAAATATCTCCTCAGCTATAAATCCGATTAGATCCTTTCTGTATCGTGTATCTTTTTGATTTGAAAGATAATCTTGTCGATACTTGAACTGATATATACCAATATCGTACAACTTGTCTGGGTTCAAATCGTCATTTTCCAATGGTTTGATATCGTCTTTAAACCGTCTGGATGAAGTATTGGTGCTTCTGATAAGACGTCCTGCATTATATGCGAAAACATTCGGTTTACTGGTGGTGGATTCCGCGGAGTTTGATGCTAAATTGGTACACGTTATCTGTCCAGAAGTTATACTTCCAGACATGCTAATGTCCGTACCGTTAATAGTGGAATTCCACCCAGACCAATTGCCGGCTGCACAATAACGCCAATAACACAACCCATCCCATAAACTATAAGCTCTTTGCGTTACTGTACCACCAGTCCCGCCACTCACTATTAACCACCAGCCGTCATTGGGCGCATTTCCCATTCCTGCCCCTAGTATAACACCAGAATAAAACTCGTTAAGGTTCTGCCCACTTTTAAGGCTAGCTCCGGAAGAGCCGAAAGGCTGATAATAGGTAGAAACATTATTCCATAGATTCACTAATGAAATTCCGCTAGATGTACTCACGTCTCCATCAACCACTATAGTTCCAGACCCTCCATCCAATAATATAGATCGATTTGTTACGCTGGAATATAGTTCAACACTAGACCCTTGGCGATCGGCAGTCATAATAGCCTTAGGACCAGCGTCGATAGTCACTCCACTATATGAATAAGATGTAAAATAACTAGACATATTGGCTGATGATGAATATTTAATATCTATTCCCGCTGGATAAACCGAAAGTGAATTGGGCTCGTCAGAAACATTACTTTCGTAAATAAGGGCTATTAACGTATCATCTATCGTAGAGCCTTTAAATTCAATTGATCCACCAGTAATCGCTATATTTGAACATTCTATCTTTCCTTCACTGTTGATCTTCGTATACTTACTATCATAACTACCGTCAGCCAAAGATATCTTCGTTCCGGAGGTATCCTTAACATAATTTCGTGAGGTGATAGCGTCAACCGCCAACTTGTCTGCGGTTATAGCACCTGCTAAGATCTTATCTGCAGTAACTGAATTAGCAGCCAACTTGTCAGCGGTTACGGTTCCGGTGTAGATCTTACCACCATTTATGTAGGTAATGTCATTGTTGTAGCACCATTTTCCAATTGTAGAAACCGCAGAATCGGCTACTGATTTAGCACTGTCTGCTGTACTCTGTGCTGCGGATATAAGACTATCCACATCCTCTGGTGCGGGTGTCCAGTCGGTGGGTTTGGTACCCTCTTCAAACTTACAACTACCAATTGATACGGTGCCAGTTCCATAACCGCAGTACAAACGTCCAAATAGAACACTCGGAGCTCGATCATACTCATTAACAGTAAAGGTGACCCAATACTTTTTAAGCGTTGTCGATAGAACGATAAAACTTTGACCGTCATTTCGGCTATCATGTAAACCTTGACTATTCTCTATATGGGTTACATTGTTAGGGGAGTATAAAAAACAGTATATTTTATCTCCGTCGACTGTAGATTTAGCATAAAAAGACATCGTATATTTTCCAGCCTTTAACGCTTTAGTTGCTTTTGTATTGAACGCATTAATATATGAAGACGATGGATAATTACATGTTATCAAGGTTTCACTAGTACCTTTAACCAAATTCCTTCCACCAACACTGATACCATCCAAATCTGTCCTCAATCCAACCACTACACTGTTGGAGCTTATAGCATTGATAAATGCCGAATTGCCTACCAGATTAGTCATGTTGATTTGAGATGCGGTGATAGTACCAGCGGCTATCTCGTTTGCAGTGATGGTTCCGGCTTTAATCTCATTTGAGGTAATAGACTTAGCAACCAACTTGTCAGCGGTAATGGTCCGTTGTGTAAGTATCTCGCCGTTTAGCGTATCTACACTTTTAGCCTGCAATGCTCCAGATATATTGTTGAGTTCATACACTAATGATTTCTCACTACCGCGAATAACCAGCCGATCTACCGACAACGTGCCTGTTGTGATACTATTGGCGTTGACTGTCACGGAATCCAAAACACCCGTAATATGACCATCCTTAATTGTCATATCACTAACAATACCTGCCGTAGCAAATAACGTCTGTATTTTGGCTATATCCATGTCAGACATATCCGCATGAAGATACTTCGTATCAGCCGTAGACACTGTCAAATATCGAATATCTGCTTCATCTGCGGTCAGATAGCCAATCTTAGCAATCTCCGCCTTAAGGGTGTCCGTGGTGATCATGGTGTTTTTAATAACTGCAATATCTGCATGATCAGATTTGATATAGTCAAGATCTGCTACTTGGGAATACAACTCGTCCGTCTTAATTGTAGCCGAGTCCAATGCGGTAATCTTAGCATCAGTAGCATTAAGGCTTTGAATGGTTGCATATTTGATATCCGCTTGCTCTGCCTTTAGCAATCCAATATTAGCCGCATCCGCCTCCAACGTCTTAGTAGTGACGCTATTGTACCGGACATTCTGAAGCGTATTTGCAACACTGTTAATCGTGTTGACTATCTCCTTTAAAGAAACTTCTGCTTCCGTTGTTCCAGATTCCTGTACAATCTCCGATTTTAGAGTACATCTAAGACCGCCATCCCATTCCCAAATGATTTCACTTGGGTAGAACTGAACTAACCGGGAATCATCATAGAACTTCACTTTATCTCCCGGTTCAATAAATGCATCACCTAGATATTCGATAGTATAGCTATTCATATCCATTCCGATAAATGGTGAAAGTTTACTTATCATATACTCTTTAATCTTGCTACTATTCTCTCCTGGAATTAGTGGGAAATTAGCAGATATTACCCCTGTACCACTTGACGGATTATTATATTCGATACTGCTTTCCATAAAAGAAACCACGGAACCCATTAAAGGATCTTCACTGGTGTAGTTCTCATATTCCCATACTTTTATTCCGACATCCAACTTACCACAACATAGATCTGTCTTACGCTGCCATAAGTTTTCTGAATACACACACTCTCCGATATCATATGACTTAGCAACAGCTTTGCTTGGACGTACCGGATAGAATGTATTTCCGATCAGAACATAATTGCAGCCTTCCAAAATACCACAAGCACATATCAACTGTGAGAGTGTCATATTCTCCCAATCCGCATGCAACGAAACAAATGTTCCGTCATAAGAAGGATATTCAGCCATAGCCAGATTTGCAGGCTTTAAAAATATATCTAATATCTCCTTGATTGTCTTAGCACTATTATTCCATGCAACTCGCCATTCCGGATCCTCGTCTATCTTATACAATGCTATCTTCTCCGGCTCCAATAAGCTTGAAAATGCAGTATAAGAAGCCATGTATTCACCTTTATTGATCGTCTTAATATAAAAGGTGCAGACCTTTATCTCAACACTATTCTTCTCAATACGAACCTCTACCTCATCTTTTTCTAAGAAATCCATATAGTCAGTATTTAACTCGAAGTAGTGCTTGGATATATTGCCGAACGGAACGGGATTTCCCATAAAATGAACGGTTAGCTTTTTAATATACGGATCTATCTTCTTGCCATTGTGGTAAAGAATCACATTATATCGATTTATACCGGCATGATATTCTTCAAGTATTAAATTGTCTACGTCTGTTCCGAATGTTCTCATGCTAAACCTTTCTCATATAAATAAAAAAGCCACACAGTAAACCAGATATCTCTCATTCTGATTCACTGTATGGCTCTAGGCGCTCTCGTTCTTATAGTTACTCAATCATGAAGCTTAATGCCACAATATCTTTTGTGGTCAAATCTTCCGGAAGTGATTCTTTCGGGAATTTGCGAACATCTACATCTACGTCAATATCAAACAATTCCTGAAGCTTTTCCGCATCTACTTCCTGTGATTTATTTAAAAGCTTCTTTCTCTCCATCTCATAAGGCTCCAACTTATGTGTCATTTCGCTAATATTGGAAGAAATAGCAAATGACAGATCTATTGGCATTACCTTGTCTTTCGCAACAAATTCATTTAATCTGTTGACATTCTGAACCATATCAATATTTTTCATTATTCATCCTCCTTGAATATCCCTGTCTCAAAATCTGCCATATCTTTCTGAACAGCAGCTTTGTTCTGGTTATAGAGATCCTTGTTGTACACATTCTTTGAAATAGAAATGTTCCCTTCTTCGCTAATCGTTGCTGTCATGCTCGCTACCATCGCATTGTCAATTACAGATGTTCCGCTAATTGTTTTTGATACTGTAGTCTTTAACATTATTCCACTCTCCTTTACTGCTCAATTGCACTTATTTTATATCCAGTGACCTGTGCCTTACCGTCTTGATACCGGTATATCTGTGCTACAGAATCACCAAAATAACAGGTTATTGTTTGCATCTTTCCATCCACTTCGCGGTATTTCACTTCCTTAAAAGGCTTATCTTTATCATTCGCCACATCCTCAATCTTCTTCAATTCAGAAGCAGAAAGCTTACCCCATGTGATTTCAAGCTTTTTCTTTATATATTTGATCGTGCCAACTGCTTTTCCGGCACTTGTTCGTCCAGAGTTCTCCGACCATGTCTTATTAACGCTTCGCGTAATTCCATTCTCTACCGGAGTGGCAACTTTCACTCCGCCCAGATACAAGACATCATATGTTGCCATATCTCTGCTCTCCTCTCTATTTTAAGAGCAATCTGAATACCTCTCTACCTCTTGGAGTAATCAACGTCTGTTGTCCGGCATGAGAAGAATATCTGCCCTTGTATTCTTTCAGTTCAAACAACCCATCATTCTTTTCCGAATATGGCTTGATTGTACCTTGTGCATCTCTGTATATGTATTTCTTATCTTCAAGGAAATCAAGGAACTTCTTAGGCTTTACACCTAACTCTTTTGCAGTATCACGGAAATTCGTAAGCAGTTTTCTGTCTACCAGATCATCAAAATATTCCGCTTTTGGTTTCATTTCCAAATTTTCCAATGCAAGACGTTCATTCTCCTCTACTTGCAGAAGAAGTTGCTGCAATGCTTCCTTGTATGTACCCGGCAGATTATAAGTTCCGGTCTTTCTGATTGCCGGAAGAACTTCTGTCGTTACCCAATCAGTGAATTTCTCAGCAGATGGCTTTCTGCTTTGGAAAATGACTTTATACAGATTTGCTTCATTGATAAATGTCGCATTCTGCTTTCTTCCTAAACTGTCGATGACCTCGCTAGTACCGACCCCATCTGATTTTAATCTGCTCTTGACATCTGTAACATGTGTGATTTCAAGAGCCTTACATACATCAGCCAAACAGAGCCAAGGCTCACCATCAATTGTTACTGTTCTCACTGCTCCAAATTCTTCGTTTTCATAGATTGCTAAATTATTCATATTCTCTTCCTTTCCATATCACTTTTGTTGTATGGCAATGAAACAGCCTCAATTGAAAGGAGTTGATATCCGCTGCTTTCGTGTTGCAATCACTATCATTGCCATAAAAAGCCTTAAAAACGCAAAAAAAGCCAAGGATGTAGAAATCTTATTCTACATTCTTGGCTCAAGGCTCTACCAATATATTACACTACTGTATAAATTTTGTCTATGCTTATTTTAAATCGTAAATCTCATCCCACATTGTCCATACACAATCACCCAAAGTTCCGTTAGGAAACTTATAATCTTTGCTATGTCTTGGTTTCTCATTATCGATAATGTTCTCTAATTTTCCCATTTGCCTGTACATAGTCTTCCAAGTCTTCTTAATTTTCTTATACTTTTTTCCCTGTAGCTTATTCATGAAATCATTATACTTTTCTTTGCTTTGCAGTGATTTTTTAAGTCTTGCAATAGTCTTATCAAGATCTAGTGGCTCTCCGCAAGAGTCCGTCCCCTCATTGACATACCATCCAATATCACAAAACCCCTTATTCCAAATATCTTCACATGCCCAATTATACACATCAATCAATTTACTATTAAGTTTTTTTGACGTCTTAACAGAAACTTTACACCGATATTTTTTACCGGATACTTTAGCAGTAATATAAGCAGTTCCACATTTCTTTGCCTTTACGCTTCCTTTAGATACTGTAACTATTTTTTTATTAGAAGATTTCCATATTACATTACCTTTTGATCCAACCATCTTAAGATTACATGAATCTCCCTTTGCTATCACAATATCAGTCATATTCAACCGTACATTTGATTTCGCTTGTACTGAAAACGAACACAAAAAACTTATAAGTAAAAAACAAAATATACATAGATTACGCTTCATATCAAAACCCCCTCATACTTTTAAATTGATTATATCATATTTTCCACTTTAAACAAGTATCGGATTTCTGCCACCGCTCGCAAATGTTCGATTCTTAACATCCTGGATTACGTAGTCTGTAATCTTCTGACCGCCAAGCTCTAAGTTAAGGTTGATCTGTCCGCTATCACCATTCGCCATAGCACTCATCATGGCATCATATACCGCTGGTCCTACGGCTGCCGCAATAGCAGTTGTAATCTGATCGTTATTGGCTACGGCCGTCTTGCCGCCAATGTTACCAACCATCTCGGCTCCACGCTCACGGGCAATGAACAACTGCCCCATGTCTGGGAAACCACCGTTAGCAAATTTACTTATAGTCGGAATATTTACACCCGGTATTTTATTTATCTTTGCGATACCTTTGTTCATTGCACCTGCCAAAGCATTCCATGCTGCTTTTATTCTTGACGTAAAGGCATCTTTGAACGTAACGGTTAATTCTGCTGATTTTGTTTCTATTTTACTCCAAGCCGATTTAATACTTTTTAATGTTTTTGAATTATTGTTTTTAGCACTGGCAGTTAATTTAGCCGATTTTGTATGGATAGTTTTCCATGCTGATTTTATAGAAGATAATGCAGAATTCTTGCCTTCTAACGCTGTTGCTGTCAATTGCGGTGCTTTATCCATAATTGCTTCCCAATTAGTTTTTAATTTATCCAATGCACCTTTAGTTGACTCTGAAGCATTTGCTACAAGATCAGCCGTTTTGCTCTGAATAGCATTCCATTTATCTTTTAATGAATTGATAACACTAGAAGCATTATCCTTAACATTAGCTACAAACTCCTTAACCTGCTCCTTCTTATCAGAAAACCATTCTTTAACTTCCTGTGCCTTATCATCAATTTTCCCTTTTACATTCACAGCAATGTCTACTACCGCTTTTCCGGCATTGTTAAGAGCTTGTGGAATTGTCTTAGTAAAGAAATCGCCTACCTTGAATACAATGTCATCTATTTGTTCAGAGAACTTATCATAGATTAACTGACCAATCTTCCAACCGGCGATTGCTGCTCCAATGGCTGCAAATAATCCCGCTGCAATGGATGCCGCCCCACCGGAGAATACGGTAGCAATATCTGTTGTCAAGAATGTACCAACATTACCGATTGCTGTTGTAATTCCACCGGCAATCTTACTTGCCAATGTAGTAACGGCACTTGTTGCACTTGCACAAGCCTTGCCAAGAGCGGTATATATTGTGGTGCCTACACTGGATAAACCAGACCATGCAGCAGACCCCGCATTCGTCAAATGATCAGATATTGATTTTCCAATTTTACCAGCAATACTTGCTCCAAGGCCTGTAAACTTCAATATGCCAAATGCTGTTATCAAAGCAGTTTCCAACGGAGCTTCTTGGAACATACCCTTTAACAGATCAAATCCACCCTTAATAGCTTCCCATACAATGGATGCAATATCATCTAAATAGTCCGTCAAATCCAGATTTCCTAGAAATTGCCCGATCTTATTACCAATCTGAGTGAAATCAGTATTTTTAAGTAAGGTAGATACAAATGTCAGTGCGCCTTGAATCCATACATGGATACTCTGCGCTAATCCTGTCGCATCAAACGTCTTAAAGAATCCATTGATAGCATCTGCTACCGCTTTACCGGCAGAATCAAAATGAAAATTCTCTGCAAATCCAAGAGATGCATTGATCGCTGTATTCAGCGCATTTGCTATTGTAGTGCCTATATTGGTGAACAATCCCGGTGTCTCGAAAAATCCGTTAAGGAATGTAGCAAGCGACTTTCCTAACTTTGTTGCTCCCGTCTGTATGCCGCTCCAATCAATGTTCTCTAACACACCATTGATTTTATTGCCAAGCATAGTACCAAATTCCGTAAAGTCAGCCTTTTCCCATGCTTTCTTAATACGGTCAAGATACTTAGCAACTTGACCTTCTACATCGGCATCCTCGGTGTAAGTCAGATCTGAACCACCGCCCCCTCCACCACCTGAAGAATCATTGTCGGATGCCTGCACATTCATCTCATCATATGCATTCAGATATTCACTTGCTTTCTTTGCCGCCTTACCTGCTTTATCTAATGCTGCAGCCTGTCCGTTAGTAGCAGATGCCGCCGCATTTGCACTCTTTACCGTCTTACCAAACAATAAGGATATAAATGTATTCAGATAAGTGGTTGCCTTTGCTATCACAGACATAAGAGAATTAAGAGCGGGCATTGCCGCCGTGATCAGCGTATTAAACGCAGAACTTGCATTCCCTCGTATGACCGCCATACTTGCACTAAACTGTGCATTCTGCTTCGTTGTAGCGGCTATCTTCTCTCTCAACGCGGTAAATGCTTTCGATAGCACTGTAAATACCAATGCGCTTGAAAGCACACCCCAGATACGCTTAGTGAAGCGTGACACAGATCCATTCAATTTATCAAGCATACCATTACTCTTATTGCCCGACTTTGTCATATTAGCAAAGCCTTTCTTCGCAAGGTTAGATATGCTATCCAGTTTCTTTCCTATTCCACTCTCTTTCTCCTGTACCTCGGCAAGTTTCGTTTTGTACACATCTAACTTATTTGTGGCTTTCTCAATGGCAATTGCTTTCTTGTCAATAGCAGTATCTCTCTTCTTCTGCTCGGTAGCTTTTGCCTGTTCTAACTTCTTCTCATATTGGGTAAGTGCAGCATCCGTCTTATTGATCTCCGCAGTGATTTTCTGCCACTCTTTATTATTCTGCATGAGTGAATCTAAAGCTGCCTGATTTGGAATAGCCGCCGAACCAATTCCACCCATAGTATTAGCAGTGTCGAGTTCAAGCTGTTCTCTCTTATTTAATAGGTCAAGCAACTTCTTATCCAATGTATCGCACTGTGCAGACATATTGTTAATTGCTGTACTCTCCAACGGTGCATTCTGCAGCTCATTGAGTTCCTTTTGTAACTTATCAATCTGTTGTGTGGTTTCGCTGATAGAATTTTTCAGCTTTTGAGATTGTGCAGACATTTTCTGAAAACCTTTCAGAAAACCTCCATGATCTATTTTTGTATCAACTTTTACGGTTCCGTCAACATTAGCCATAGAACCTCTCCTTTCTAAGCGGCTCTATGGCTCTCAAACCTATGTTATGCTATTGATAAAATCTACAAATGCCTTGTCCTCTTCGGTAGGATCTTGCAGATCAATCATCTCTTTATGTTCCTTATAGAATTTCTTTTCTTCCGGCTCTAGCTTCAAGCCTTTGTTCCGTTTCTCGCGAATACGGACGATACTCGCAAACAACGAATGCGAACTGATAGCCTGCATGTAACTTAAATAAGTCCAATAATGCATATTATCATCTGTACGAATATCTGTATGTGCTACCTCATTGACGGCGGCAAATATCAACTGTTCATCCTTATCCAGCCGCGACAATGGTTTCTCTTCCTTGACAGGCTGAGTATTTCCCTGTGACAAGAACCAGATAGCCTTGTCAACGGCTTCTAATATCGTATCTTCGCCAAATTCATCCTCTTCATAAAGTATGTCGAGCATGATCAGGATCTTTTCATCATTGGAAAGAGAATCATCCTCAAATGCCTGCATGATCGTAAGGCAGTCTTTGAACCGATACCGGATAGGGCAATCGACACCTGCCACATTCAACGTGGTAGGAAGATCGCCTATCATTTATGATACCGCTTCTTGCGGCGGTTGTTGTTGTGATACTGTTTGGTGTACTTTGCCGCACGATTCGCTATGGCAGTTGATTCATCCTCAAACACCTTTTCAATCACCGGTGTAACTGCTTCTAAGAAACGCTCTACAAATGTCACTCCCTTGTGGGTAGACAGACTGTGTGTCTTGCCAAACACTACAGAAGAGATATCATAATTGAACATATCATTTAATGCCGCCTTGATCTCTTCATCTGCCTTATTAACCTTATCTGCAAAGTCTTTCGCTTTCGTATCTATGTCTTTCACGCTATCGATCTGCGACATAATCCGTTTCTTAGCATCTTCGGCACGCTTAATTATACCCACATCTGCCGGATCAATTTCAATAACACCTAACTCTCTGTCACGTTCATCAACGATCTGATAAACCTTCTTACCACTCTGAATTACAATCTTTTCCATGATATACCTCCGTTTAAAAATCGGACATGGCTCTCACCACGTCCGAATACTACTACTCTCCTTCTGTAAAGGTTGGAACCTTAGCTGCAATTGTTACAGTTCCCTGTTTACGGTTGCCGTTGAAACTTACGTCAAACGGAATCGCAACACCTTCTGTTCCACCACCGTAAGACTGTGGCTTCACTACAACATCTTCTGTCCATGCATCATACGGTCCTGTATCCTTGTCTACAAGCACCTCAAGGATCTTGGTCTCACAATCAGAACCGGTCTTTCGGTTCATTGCAATATCCTTAAGCTTTGCATAGATGGAATCTGTCGGATTCGCATAGTATGGATCTGCTGACAACTTAGGCTCATAACCCTTATCATCTACCGATGTCTCACCGAGAATGTTCTTCTTGGTCTCTACATCCACTCCAAGATCTACTGACATATCATCAATATCCTTGCCGATCAGAAACCACTGTGGCGAACCAGTACCGCCAAACGAAGCATCAATGTAATGTAACAATGCCTCTCTCTTTAACTTTGCCATGTCAATCTTCCTTTCTGTAATATAAATTAAAAGTTACCATATAATCAGAGACTCCCGATTCATCCGTATTACTCTGATACGGAACCGAGGTCTGCTCGATCTCTTCAATCTCTATGTTCTCTAAATCCGGATAATTGGTACTGTCTGCCATCCATCCGGCTAATGCACTCAAATACTCCGGTTTCTTCAACCGCTGATTATCATTGGTAGGATTCGAACGATATACCAGACAGAACGGAAGAAATCCCCGAAAACCACCTGTCACAAACCGCTTCACAACATGCGCTCCCGGTTGAGAGAATAAAGCAAGGCTTGTACCTTCTGCAAAGGTCTCAAAGCATACTTCCAATCCTTTCAGCTCCTCATATTGATTCACATATTCATATACAGTCCGAAGCATCTTATTGACTTCAATCTGTGATAGTTTCTCTACTTCTTCCATTACTTACCTCCTGCTATCTTCTTAACATTCTGAATCCATTCTTTTCCATTCGCTGCCTTTGCAGTCTCAAACCAATGATCACCGGTTCCCTCGGTGTGATATTGTAGTGGTTCTCCACTTGGTACCTTCCGTACATACTGACGGCTGCGATATCCGACATTCGGTACATATGATTGGCTTGCATGAGACACAGGATCCACATACTTAATACCCTCATATTGATAATGTGCATACGGTGTTTTCCACTGTACTACACCACTACCCAGAACGGTGTTGAGAATACCACTTTCCCTTAGTTTTCCATTATCGAAAGGAATATATTGGTTACAATCCGTCAGCACCGCATTATCCAGATAATTCTGAGCCGCCTTGACATTATCCATGATACGATCACTACTGATATGAATATCAATACGTCCATCTGCCGACTTCACATGAATATCAGGCATTACTTACCACCCACCTCAAAATGTGGAATCACCTTGTAGCGTTCCACTGTAGTGATCTTGAATACATTGTCATACTCTGACTTAATATACTCACGGAATCCGTCTGGGTAATCATAATCATCTATCACGATCAAGTCCAATTCTCCTTCTACAAAGAAGTCTTTCTGACCTAATGTGAAATGATTCTCCCTGTCCTCTGCTTTCTTGAAAGCAACCGGATTGAGGTACTTATCCAGATCATTCCGAATATGCAGGCTTGCCGTATTATCATTGGCATTTCCATCTGTTGTGACGGTTATACCATGATTGATCTGTAACTCTACATCATGTAACACGGTAGGATACCACCGACAAATACTCTTTTTCTTATCCTCATAATAATTGAATACTGTTACTGTATCGTTATACATTCTCACACCCCCGCATACAACAAATGAATCCCGTTTGCATCCGGCAATCCCTGCAGATAATCTGTTACGATGGAACGATAATACGCTCTTGCCTTGCTATCATCCTTAGACAGCTCCGCATACTTCGTATCTGTTGTTGAATATGTAATGCTTTCAGATCCTGCAGATACAGACTTCACAAGGCTTGCATTACCGGATTCATCCAATGCTGCAGCCTTGTTATACTTGTCAATCTCCATCATCTTATCGGCAATATCACAAACGCACATCTTGATCTGCAGATCTGTGTATTCATCTTCCGGGTAAGCATTAAACAGACGGCGATGTGTTACCACATCAACCAATCTGCTCGCTCTGTTAGCCATTCTTTCAAAGTCCGGCTCGGCTATGGCGCTCCCGGAATATACATCTGTGTAAAATTCATAGTCTGCATATGCCATAGCCGTTCACCTTACCCTCTTGTGATAATACGGGCAATTGGGATTGCCTTATGTGGGAAATATTCCGGTGTGCCGCTCTCGTTAGAGTTTGCAAGCTCCCAGTTAGAACCGGTAGAAAGCTGTGCATCTGTTGGAGAGATGAAATTAGGCTTCTTGAATGAAATACCACATGGAGCAAAGATCTTACGCTGACGACTCCACAATGTAGTCTCACCGCCATTTGTCTTATCATCCTCACTCATAGAATAAGGCTTCTTAGCACCACAGTTGGTATATTCAATAGCACCATCACCGAATACATATGTTGTATATTTCACATATCCCGGTTGTGCTGCCACATATCCATCCTGACCCTTTGTGCCGCTTTCTTCTACAGCCTCTACTACCTCTGTTGGCATATTATCGTCAATCAATACGATACGACCATTCACAGTACCAAGAGTAACATCTCTCTGCATACCCTCAGAATCTGTGTATTTAGCATATGCAAGAATCTTAAGGTTCTCCAGATTCGTTGCAACCTGTGAATGCATAATTGAGAGGGTAAACTTTGACTTATTGTCTCCGAGAGCCTTCTGGATACCGGTATTCAACGTAGTCTCGCTGAATTTATTATCCGTCTCATTCTCAGAGATATCGTAAGTGTGACCGTTAACAAATTCCAGGTTCTTTGCTCCGGTCATAGCAAAAATACCTTTCAAGCTTGCAAGAATTGTCTGCTGATCTACGTCATCCCAGAACTCTGCAATCTCTTGTACCGCTGGCAAGAAATCCTCGCCCGTGATATCAGATGAGAAGTCTTTCTCCGTCCATCCCTGTGAACGTCCAACTACCACGCGCCCCTGTGTATAAGTCTTACGACTCTCTACTCCGATATCTGTCTTACCATCATAGTTAGACGGTGTGCCGGAAATACGAGCTTTGATTGGAGTTACGATATAGTTACCACCTGCCGCATCCGGCAACATAGCAGCATATTCGCTTTTCTCAACCAATGCTCTTGATTTTAACAACTCATTACGATTGAGGTTATCAATCTGATCAACATACGCTTGGAATACTTCACCGTTGAAGTTCTTAGCATCAAATAATGGCATAATTATTCATCCTTTCCGATGTACTGTGAGATATCCATATTCGGATTCTCATTCTTCATCTTAAACAACTCGGTCATTGTCGTATGACCTTTCTTTTCCTTGCTACCCTGTGTTCCTCTGGTGAACTGTGGCTTATTATTCTCCAGATTCTGCTGTTCTTCATCTACAAATGCAGAAGCATCTTTCTCCTTGATCGTAGCGATCATATCATTCAGACCGATAATCTTACCGTCAATCAGCTTCAGATCCGCATCTGTAATCTTCCGCATGACTGAATCCTTGGCAGATTCAGAAGTAAATTTAACCTCTTCCATTGCCTTAGAAAGCGCATCCGCAAAATCTCTCTTGTAGATCTCCTGCTTATGCTTCTCTTCCATCTCTTTCTTCTCGGTCTTATACTGCTCCAGCTTCTTGTTCATCTCCTCCACATCTACTCCCTCAAAACCTTTGAGTGTTTCGTTTGCGGTGTCAAGCTGTTCCTTGTAGCCATCACGCTCCGTCTCTAACTTCTTGACCTTCTTGTCATGTTCGCCAATGGTCTTGTAATTCTTAGCCACTTCCTCATTGAGCGTGTCTGCCTTGTCCTTTGGTACCTCAATACCGATACCCTTCAAAATCTCTAAAATGTTCTGCATGTTCTATTCTCCTTCATCGTTTTATTTAACTGCTCCGTCAGCAGTGGTGGAAAATTGCACTGTAAACCCGTGCGCGGTAATCCGCTGGCAAGGATTCGAACCTTGCTACAACATCCTGGAGGATATTAGATGTTGCTCCTAAGTCAGCAACCTTACAGCGGGCCTTTCATATTGAAAGGAGGTAAGAAGAAAAAAAGAGCCAGCTGCAATCGCTATAAGCGGTACTACAGTCGGCTCACGTTTTCAAATAAAAAAGAACCCAGTATTCTTGTTAATACTCGGCTCTTAGGCTCTACTTAATTCTTCTCGCATCGAAATTGATTATTCTTTCCTTCCGACACCACTTACAATATGCCGGAAATGATTTCAATACGGTTTCACTATTATATTTTAGCATCTTCGGCTGATGGCATACCGGACACGGCAACCACTTCGCCTCGTCATCTTTCTTCCAAATGTCCATCTAACACCTCTATATTATCATTTCTATCACAATATTGCAACCATGTTTTTGAATATTGTTGATGATCCAAATCCCATACAAATCACCTTCTTTGTCAACCATCAATCTTATTAGCAACAACCTCTATATCATTAATTCCTACTCGGTTATTACCATTCTTAACCATAGCGACCGACTCAACGATATATTTTGATCCTTCATATTCAAAACTATATCCACAAGATATATCCTTAACGTCACCATGTATAGAGAATGTATCTAATCCTCTAACTGTATTATTCTTCTCTATTTTGATCATGTTGACCACCTGCCTCTCGATATAATCTCAATTCTTTTTCATATGAATCTAATGCTAATTTCGTTTGTTTTACCTCTTGCTTGGTTAATTTATACTCATTTTGATACTTCAATAATTTCTTCTGCGCTTCTATCTCACAAAGCACCCTGCTGACGTACGACCCATCATTCTTGCCTTGCCGGTATTGCGTTGCATGTATAAGTTCTTCGAAAACTGCCGCTCTTCCAGAATTAGTATGCAACAAAATTGTATTCATATTGTATGTAATCGCTTCAGCTTTCTTAGACTTCAAATATTCATCTGTATATGCATCCATTTGAATCTTTCCGCCCTGCTTTGCAAATCCTTTCACTATTTTTCTAAGTTGCTTTTTAGGCATAGGTTCAATCGCATTTTCAGCTTTTTTCTTTCTTTTCATTATATCATTATTAGTGCTTTTTTCAATACTATTTGAATACCTCTTCGCCCCTCTGGTAGCCTTGTATGCCTGATTTCTGTCAAACCTTGCCGTCTGCATACGGTTATAATCTCTGGTCAAGTTATTCTCATCACAGAACTGATTATATGCATCTGTCTGACGTTCCAACTTCTTAGCGGTCTTGTCATAGTTCATCTGAAGGTTGAACTTTGTCTCTTCATCCTTGCAGTTCTCAATGGCTGCATCCAATCCTATTAGTTCTCTCCTAGTGTCACGAATAGAACGCTCCCTTGCTCTCTGCTTTTGCATAAGATCATATTCTCTGTTGCTTTTCTCTTCGTCTATCTCTGGATTCACAGAATAAGGATCCATATATTCTATCTGAAATGCTCTTATGTTATGTCGACAGTTATAACCGCACAATCCCAATGGATTATTGGGGAATCCTGTTTCCTCTTCCAAATTAGGAATAACATCCCCTTGAAATTGTATACCTCTCTGTCGATTGTACTTTATTATTTTATCCACATCTTCTGACTTTTCACTGCTTACTCCGTGTAATTTATATACACCACCTTGCCATCCTATATGATTTGCAATCTTGTCTGTTTCTGAATATCTTGCCCCAGAATGTGCCGTAATTATCACATAATCCGTATCAAGCACCTCACAGTTATGCAATGTTATCTGTGATGATGCTTGACTTACTCCTGTCATTACAGCTCTGCGAACAGCTACCTCTTGCTTATCCACATGACCGCTTGGATACTTCACTGTGCAACCTTCCTTTGATACTGTCTCAATAGCTTCCTGAATAACCTCATTGTATGATCGCATACCGATAGATATCTCATAAAATGCCTTATCAAGCACATCAATAAAGAGTTTATTACTCTGATCTAATGTGGTTCTGGTATAGTTGTGCAACTCTCCCTTTGTCTTTTTGTAAACAGATTCTAATATCTGAGTGGCAACCTTATCCTTAGTGATATCATACGGCTCCATGCCAAACGGTGCATAGTCGTTGGCTACTGACGTAAGTCCGGCTTCGATAAATAATTTCATGATGTCCGGCTCTGCTTTCTTTGTGATCTCTGCAAGCTTCTTAGCCATCTCCTCATAGTGCATACCGGATTGGTTCAACATCCATGCTCTGTATCTGGCAGTGCCAGGTAACTTGTCACCATACAACTCTGCTGCCATAATTCGCTCTGCCATATCACGAATTGCCCAGTTATTCATTTCATCATATGTATTGACTACGACATCTGCCGCAGACCATAGGTATTCCGGTGTTAGCATATATTTTCCACATCCTTAAATGCCCGTACAAGCTTTGGTGCTTGAATAGCAATCCAATCAACCAACTCTTCATCATCACTTCTATTATCTAATCCAGATTCAAATAAGAATGCATGGACTAACTCATGCCGTTTGACATGTTCATTTCTACTTTTCTTAGCATCAATCGAAGCATCACCACCTAACATATCCTCTGTTCTTTTAATAACAATCTTCTTGCTATAATTCTGACAATACCCATCCGCACTCATCAAGGTATCATCCTCTGCCTTTCCTTTGACCTGCATATCATATTCTGTTCCTAATACATTTACTTTCATGCTACTCCTCCTTAAATAATCCTTCTTGTTGATTCTCTCCTTGCGCTTCCGCTACAATCACTTTCGCTTCTTCCTCACTCATACCCTCAAATTTGACGTAATATCTCCATAATGGAAACTTGCCTTGTGTTACATACTGCCAATGTCTGGTTCTGTCCTCATCATAGTTGTATGTAAGGTCTCCGAATGAGTATGATGTCTCATATACTCCAAGCGGCGCCAGATCATACAGACTTGCATACGCATCAAGTGCATAGATCAACTGCTCGATAGTATCCCGAAGTGCATCTCGCATTTCCTTGATAGTCTCAATCGTCTCATGATCATCGGACTCTACCTGTGTGGCTGTGATCTGTCCTGTCTTTCGATCCAGAACAAATTGACCTTGTGAGAATCCGCATTTGGTTGAAATCATGGACAGCACACTGTTGATATCCGCTATACGCTGATCTGTAAGCAAGGTAGCCACATGTTCATGCACAGGATCTTTTGTCACATCGTCTCCGAGATCAACAGGCTTAAGAAAACGCGGCAACTTAATATCATTATTATTTGCATACATCACCGCCGTAGGTCCTACAAAGGTCATATGCTTGCTATCCTCAACCTCGCCACCCTTGCGGCTCCACGCAATATCAAGATCTCTCAATTCCTCAATGGCATTGGAGAAGATAGAAACACCGAGTGGACTATCATAGTCTATGGTGTTATTCATCGGCATCTTGAAGTAGGCAAATAGTGGATGCTCTAAGCCGTCAATAGATACCTCCTCTTCCATGTTCTCCCATGCCGGTACCTTATCAAGTGATACCGGATGTCCTAATGCATTATGTGACTTTGACTTGAAAGCCTTGTTCGTAATCAGATAATGTTCGCCCTCGAATCTATGATATTCCAAACGCTTGTAATGATCATCACCCACCTGCACATAATCAATGAAAATGCATCCTCTGATATCTCCGTTTGTGGTCTTCTCCGTAACCATAAAGTCATCGGCCTGTACATAATCAATGCAATTCTTCACATTATTCGAACCGTTTGGTTTAAACATGATTCCACCGACACCACAGGCATCCTCTACCTTATCCCGAAGTACCTTCTTCAACTCTTCCATAACATCTTGCAGATAATCCGCTCTTGCAGATCCTGTCACATTAATATCAATGTCAAGGCATATCTTCTTGGCCGTGTCCGAGCAGAGGAACTTAGCGAAGTTGATAGACTTCACATCATCAGCCTTTGACTTCCACTCCGGACTGCCACCTACCACACGATACCATCTCCGAATCTCCGCATCCATCCACACAGATGTCACAATATCGCAACCAAATATCTTCTCAGCTTCTTTTTTGAACATTTTCCCGATCACTCCTTTAATTAATCTAATCAATCCCATATCAGCACTCCCATCTCAACCACTTACGCATGAACGTATTGCAGTAATATCTCGTATCATCCATTGCATGATCGTTTTCCTTAATAACCTTATCATCTCCGCTTTCTTCATCCCATGAATACAATCCGAACTCTTCAATGGTGTTGGCGCATGATTCATGCACGAATAGCCGCCCTGTGTTCAGAAACGTTGTAGTCACTCGAATGCCGTCCAACACATCATTCTTGGCACCTTTCACCATATATTCACCATGCTTCTTGATTACCTCAATAAATGATGCAGCCGATGGATCTATGATGATATACTCTATCGGTGTCTCTCCTATCAACTCTTTCAACTTCTGGTAATATGTTTCATCATCTAGCCGGACACCTTTCTCTCGTCCGTTGTAATAAAGTTCCCTCTCTCTTATGGCTCTCTTGCCGTCAAATCCCCATATACCGGCAGAGAATGGATTGACTGTACCATAATCGATACTAACGTGGTGCATAGGCGAATACGGGCATTCTCCGTGAATCACATGCTTGTCCTCGTCAAACATGGAATACACCAATCCATCAGCCACACACCAGATACCCTCGATGAAACGCTTGAAGAACACCCCAACGTACATGCTCCGGTACCTCTGCTTAATCTTAGGACTAAGCGAAAGGTTATCATCCATTGTGAAATGCAGATAAACCAAATTCTTCTCTTTTGCCTTGTCTATCCAATTCAGCTTAAACCAATGCCGCGGATTATCCGGGTTGCAATTGAACCAATACTTAGATCCATCCACAGAGCATCGACCTGTTGCCTGGTTTACAAAGGATTCCGGCATCAGTGCCACTTCATCAAAGAACATGCCCGCAAGCGTGATACCTTGGATAAGGTCTTGCGAACGTTCATCCTTACCACCGAATATGTAGAAATAATTTGTTACCCCATTCTTTGAGACCTCTATCATATTGTCCGTTCTATGGTCAATAACGTGATACTTCCGTGATTTCAACATCAGTTTCAACCAGAACAACACATTTCGCCGGAATGAACCGATTGTCTTGCCTGCCATTCCAAGATTCTGTTGATTGAATGTTGACATCGCCCACAGCACGAATGACAACGACATGCACAGTGTCTTTCCAGATCGTATAGCACCATCTGCCACGATTCCATCCTTATCCTTAACCGGACTATCCTTGCACCACCATGTCAGCACCTTTTTCTGCTTGACGCTAAACGGCTTGAATTCAAATGCATTCTGTTTCAGTCTCGCACGTCTCATCTGTGCGGATTTCTTCACACGTTCGACTATTCGCTTATGTATGGAGTCGATACTATTCCAGTCCATCTTCATCACCCCACACCTCTGTAGCTGCAGCATTCAGCGCTTCAAGGAAATTGTCTTCCGAATCTTCATCTGCCACCTCATCTGCCTCGATCTGTGCATCCAACTTCAAATACTCTAACTCTAATCTCTTCTTATCGAATTCCGCCTTATGTTCATCCATAGGGTTCATCATGAAGTGAGCCGTAAGCCAATCGATAGCTTTCTGACGATCAGCCAATTTAATTGACACTCCGGCTTTTCCCTCTTTGACCTCTTGTATAATCTGTGTATCCACCAATGCAGAATTTGACACTTGAACAACATTTCCCATTCCATCATTCATAAACTTTGCATAGTTTCCGATATCAGCAAACGCTATACGCATCTGCAATTCCACGATATCGTCTGGACTCGCGACTATGTTCTGACGCTTAATCTCTTTCAAGCGTTCTATTTCTTTCCTTACCCTTACATTGCTTAACAGACGTGATCCTGCACACATAGCTGATTCATGCGAACATCCATATGCTTTCTGATAACTCTGTGTTGCATTGAACGTCCGAATATAATATATACAGAACATCTGTTGTTCTGGTGTCAACTCTTCATTTTGCAATGTCTCTTTGGTACCGTCATATACTACTAGCTGTGGAGTGGTTGCATTCTTTTTGTTTTGTGTGCACCCTTTCGCTCCTTTGGGTGCACCCCCTTTTCTATTCCATGCATACCTTTTCTTCCAACTCTTAACCGTGTTGATAGTGGTACCATACTTTTCCGCTATATCCTTATATTTCATTCCAGACATGTAATCTCTTTCTGCTTGCTCTTGTTTGGTCAATCCTCTATCACCAACTTTCTCCAAAATACAAAAAGAGCCACATAGCAAACCAGACATCTCTCGATGTTCTAATTCACTATATGGCTCTAGGCTCTCTTGTTTGTATTATAGCATTTTACGACAGTTCTGTCTATTACTCGTTTGTGCGTATGGTGAAGTCAATCCCGCACTCTTCTTTCATCTGCTCAATCATATCCGACCAGTTCACATAATCAGAACCAATGCAATCAGCTTTCTCATTGAACCGTTCGACAAATCGCTTCAAACGTTCCTTACCAAATCCAAACTCATCCCGGAGCGTTACCGCAGACAGTAGGCATATGGTATCAATTGTCTGTGCCTTTACTCTGTTCTCAAAATCAATTAGTGCGTCCCTATTGATCTCCATTGGTACAAACGCACCACCTCTTCTCTTGATCTCCTGTTCTGCTACATCCATTCCCTGATTCTTCACTACATCCAGAATCCATGCTGCGCCGCTTATTCTTGCATCATGTAACTTTCTATCTACCTTTGCCATTTTTACCACTCCAATCTATGTCCGTCTAAGTCGTAGTCATATCCCTCAATTTCATTTCTCTTGTTGATATAGTCGCAAAACTCCTGACACTCTTCCTTCGTTGTGAAGAATACTTTTCTTAATTCCTCTCCCTCTATTTTTTTGAAATCCTTGTTGTGATCTACTATTACCTTTGCATATTCACTGAAGGCATCTGCGACATAATACTCTTCTCCTTCGTCTCCTTTTTTCTTATACCATGCCTTAACCTTTCTGTTCCGCTCGGCTAATTCGTACAGCACATTCTCTCGCGGATGATACACTAGCTTACACGCTCTGCATCCACACTCATCGTCTACAGTTCTCCCTGATGGCAATGTCACCTGGATCTTTCTGTATTTATCACACTTATCACATTTCTTTTTGTACTTATAGTCACGGTCTACCGACCAAAGAATAACCTTATAATGTTCCATTAAATCTTTCAGTCTGGCTTGCTTGGCTTTGTACTCCGCAGCCTGTATTGCTCTGTCACACTCGTCTTTCTTTCTCTCAAAGTCTTTCTTTACTTGTTCGAAATTCTTCTTTATGCCCTGCAGTTTCTTATTTTCTTTACGTAACTTCTCTATCTCATCTTTGATTTCCTTTTTCACCGAATCTTTAAGTTCATCTTTCAACTCTTCGATTTTCTCATCAAATTCATTCGGCTCAAAACATTCATCTTCCCAATTCCACATATAAATTTACCCCCTTATCATCTTCTATACATTGGCATTGGATAACCATCTGGCAATGCATCAATTAACGTCTTTGTTGCGTTCAATGCCGTTTTCTGCATATTCACATATACATTATTCTGACATGTGTTAAGTTCCCTCACACTATTTCTTATTGAATCATTGATCTGTTGCCGCAGATCTGGTGTTAATGGCTTATAAAACAACTCTGTCATGATTCTTTATCACTCTCCCTCTAATAACTCTGGATTATCAAATATGTTGCCGATAACTTCTGCATTAACCATATTTATCCAATAACCTAAATCTTTTCTGTATCTTTTAGTATACTTGCCTGACCAGTCTACATAAAATCCAACATGTTCAGTTTTGGTGCTATCAAAGCAACTCTGATAACTGCCGTACTTGATTTGTGCACAAGCATCACTAAATAAGTATTTTACAATATCATTCTCCCAAATCAGTTTGCCGTTCTTGTCCTTTAAGCCTGCACATTGGCAAATTGTGGTTTCGTCTACTCTATACCAATTTTCAAACCCCAAATCTCCTTTAGCCTCACATTTTGTAAACATATTACTATTATTTGTCGGAATGATAATTGCACTATAACCATCTTCGCAATCATTCGACCGCACAAGATTACCTGTTACCCACTCTCCATTGTCAACTCTCTTTGCCTTAAACAAATATCTTTCTTCCATGCTTACTCCTCTCTTTCCGGTTTTTCGCATCGTTCAAATTTAATCACCCACACAAAAGGATTAGCGTCCCAACCGTAGCGGTCAAGGTCTGTTTTCTTGATGGTGGAGTTCCAAAGTTTATGAAATCCCTCGATCATATTAGGGTCTCCACCACTATCTGGGTCCGAAAACGTTGGATGCCATCCATTGTTTTCGTAGCATGCTTCATCCCATGGGTCTGTGCCCTCCATGCATGCTTGCTCCTCTGTAATATCCTGTAGCCGCTCCACCCTTACGTCCGTAATCTTCAACCAAATACGTGCCGCTTCTTTCGGCATGTGGATTGACGGATGCCATGTATCTGCTGATGGATACTCATTGTCCTCACATGAAGCACGGTACATATAACATCCATATTCTTTTTTCTCCCTATGATATATATGGTCGGTGCATGCTCCCGGTTCAGTATCCATTCCACAATCCCAACAAGGACACCATGCAAACGTTTCCCTGACATACAGGATATCGCCCGGGCATATCGGACAGGTACGTTCTGCTATGCTTAACTTATCTTTGTGTTCTTTGTCTGAATAATTATGCACTGCGTAAGTACGTTTATCAGAATCATAAAAATCCATATCCGGCACAACATAATCATTGGCATCTTTATTGATTCGTCTTGTACAACTCTTTCTCCCGTCAAGAATCGCCCGTACCATTTCAGTATTGAATAATATTGGTTTTACCTTCATGTTTTACCTCACTTTCCTATTTTTGCATAAAAAAATACCAACCATCGAATATTGACGGTTGGTATCCATCTATCATTTTGAATAGATTAGTGATCTGCGGCACATTCAGCACAAAATCCATTTCCTGCATCGCCATGAATATAATCATCACGATCAAATACTCTTCCACAATCTGGGCATGTAAAATATGAACCCACGCAGTTATCACAAACATAACCTCCTCCGACATGTTCATATTGTGCACCACTCATTCCACAACAAATACACTTAGCCATACATCTTCTCCTTTCGTATCTGATAGGAAAATTGTATAACTCCAACCGTCTATATTCAATTACCAAAGTTCGCATTATTTGATATAATTCGACACAATTCGATTTTATGCAAATTTCAACTGACCATTCTTCTCTGCTGCTATACTCATGTTTGGCATACGCTCATGATTACACAATTCCGGCAAATTAGCCTTTACCAATGCCCTTGCAAATGGCGGTGGTACTGCGTTTCCACATCTTTTGACCTGTTCCGTCCGACTATACTTCTTGCCGGTATAATCATGATCAATTATGTAATCATCTGGAAACCCTTGACATCCATATAATTCTCTAGGTTCTAACATCCTTAATCCAATATCCACGATCTGGTAATCAACACCATTCACCGTCACCAGTCCAAACCGATCATGGCTTGTAACTGTGTCAAGCGGCGCTTTGATGTCCTGTCCGGTACATTCCCCATAATATTTGATCAGAAATGCCCGAACCTCTCCAAAATGTCCATCTCCTGCTGTGATAGTAGGCAGCGGTTCTTTGATATCTCTTCCATCACAATGATTGTTCATCTGGATAAGGCTCGCTGCACATATTGAGTTATGATCCCATGCTGTAATCGTTGGTAATGGATTCTCTAACGTATCACCAGCACCCTGATATCCACCATCATAGTATTTATGTAGAAATGATGTCACTAGACCATATCTGTTAGAACCATCCACCGTATTAAGCGGTTGATCTAACTTCTGTCCCCTAACGGCTCTATCTGTTGTTTCTGAATGATATTGGATCAGAGTAGGACTTATAAGACAATGTTCATTTTTACTAACAATCGTTGTTAATGGATCTCTAACATCTTTGCTCCGATCTTCTGTAAAACCTGTTTGTCCAATCTGCACTATATATGGCTCAACAATTCCAAATCCATGTTTTGCTGTAATCGTAGGCAAAGGTTCATTCATATTTCTACAATAATCCCAATTTGCACCACTATGATTGCACTGAACAATAAATGGTTCTGCATTATCCAGAACAAACTTCTTCAATCCTCTTGCGATACGCTCCATCGTCTTAGTGGCTAATGGTCTCACTGCACGAATACCGTATTTCTCTTTGATCTCCTCTGATGTATCGAAAATAGACGGACAAGGTAGGGAAAAATCTATCTCTGTACATGCCCCTACATAAGGCTTGCACAGTCCTTTCTTAACCTCTTCACTGTCTGCCGGAGCATGTGTATGTTCTGGCCATGTAATCGGCTGACCGTCACAACGTGCAACCATGAAGAATCTCTTTCGCTTGGTTGGTGCTCCATAATCAGCAGCCACAAGCTCTTTTGTCTGCACTTCATATCCCAATTCTTCCAACTGCCGCACGAACTTTTTGAATGTTTCTCCCTGTTTCTTCTTAATCGGTCTGTGTGATCGATTCAACGGACCCCATGTTTTGAACTCTTCCACGTTCTCTAACATGATCACTCTCGGCCTAACCAGCGCCGCCCATCTACACGTCACCCACGCAAGACCTCTGATATTCTTATCCTTAGGCTTGCCACCTTTCGCCTTACTGAAATGCTTGCAATCCGGGGAGAACCATGCCAATCCTACCGGGTGTCCTTTGCAGGCTTTAATAGGATCTACATCCCAGACAGATTCACAATAATGCCTGGTGCTTGGATGATTCGCCTTATGCATCTTAATTGCTTCCGGATCATGATTGATAGCAATATCAACGCTCATTCCAGTAGCCATTTCTATACCGGTGGAAGCTCCACCACCACCGGCGAAGTTGTCCACTATCAGTTCACCATCTATCATACTTTCCTCCTAACCGCCTGTTCCCTGTACTCTTTTAATTCTTTCAACCACTGTGCCATTTGATAATGAGTGGCATCATGTAACTCTGCAAGTTCCGGCTGATCAGGGAACAACAGATGTCCTCTGTGTGCGTTTGATTTTTCATCATGTATCACTTGTTCAAGCGTTGGTGGTTTGGGATGATGCACTTTTCTCTCAAAATCTTTTATGTCTTCCACATTTATCACTCTCCTAACATCTCAAATATATTCATCTGCCTAGCGCCCCAGTCTATATACCGGTCTTCCCATTCCACTCCGATGTAATCAAGCACTCTGCCCCAACCGAACTTCTCTCCAGTCTTTGGATCTGTACAACATTCATACATCCAGAAGTGCCATTCTTTCTCATTGCGTTCACGAAGCAGATCGAATCGGTGTGGTCGTTTCTCCATATGAATTCCAAATCCACACATACCGCATCCGGTTCTTTGTGCCTTTGTGGTGTATAATGTGCCATCCGGTTTTCTTGCTATCTCTCCATATATCTCCGGCACCGGTACATTCAGATCTAATGCCAACTGCAACAGATCCTGTCTGTAGAACGGCCCAAATGGTGCAGACCGCATCACACCCTTTCCATAATAGTTGCATCCATGCTCTATGATTGCATCCTCACGCCGACCGCCCTCGCTTGCCATCATTCCAAGGAACGCATGGCTATTATGCTCTTTCGCCCAATCATCACACGGCTTTTCTTTGATGTAATAGCAGCATCTGTCTGATACCATGAAATCAGGCATTTGATAATGCACACCCTCATTTTCATTCTCATATCCACCAAACAATTCCAACCATTTCTTAGGTAATTTCATCTTGCTATTTGTAGCATAATGCCCCTGTGCGCCGCATTCTCCTGTGATAATGGCATGTCGTACAGTCTTGTTCTTCTCTGTTGGATGCTGCAAGGTATCTATCTTCCCGGCTATCCGTTTGGATATGACCGGGAAGCCTACTTCGTTCAGCACCTGTACCTTGGTCTTGTAAGACTTCACAACCTCAACACCTAACTGCTTGTGAATAATCTGGATACTCTTATCTTCCACATTACTGACACTTATAGCCGGTATATCCTTATAACCGAGACTTCGGATAAACATTAACAGCGTGATACTATCCAAACCACCAACCGATACATGACAGTTACATCCCCGCTTGTCCATTTCTCTGACAAACTCATGCACTCTCTGCGCCGCACGTCTCACCTTGACCGCATAAGGAAGATTCTGCTTGGCATAGAACTCTAGTCTCTGCCGTTGTTTCTTCTCCCTGTATTCCTGTCTCTCTATCTGAATCTTTTCATTACTTTCCATTTTGTTGTTGGAGTAAAGACGTCTTTTCTGCCGGCAAACCTCTTACTCCTTTCATCTTTTGTTTCTTAATTATTCATATTGGGATATTGTTGAACCACTTTCCCCTGCAATAA